CGCGCAGGAATTCAACAGCGCAGACCCCCGAGTCCGGAGTGAAGCGCGGCAGAAGATGGCGCGGTTGTCGGTCATCGCCGCCCCCGGCAGCAGAGAATTTTCGGGGAGGGGTTGACAAGTCAACGCAGATCCCGTATTGCGTGCATAACAGTTTTGTCGGGAAGTCTCACGGAGATCCGACACCGCGAGATCACCGGGTCCATCCACTGACGGGTGGGAAGCCCTTGCATCAACCAACAATGGTTTGTGGAGGGTTTCCCCCATGTCTGTCAATCTCCCATCACATTACGTCATTCAGTACAGCACCAACATCAACCTGTTACTCCAGGAAAAGGGCAGCAAGCTCCGCTCCTGGGTGACGGAAGGGTCTTACGTCGGCAAGCAAGCCTCGCCGGTCGATCAATTCGGATCGATTGAAATGCAGTCGGTCACGAGCCGCTTCGCCGCCATGGGCCGCGTCGATGCGTCCGTGGATCGCCGGTGGGTTTTCCCGAGCGACTACGATCTTCCGCAGTTGATCGACACCTTCGACAAGCTGCGGTTACTCACAGATCCCGAATCCACCTATGTCCAGAACGCGGTGTACGCTGCGGGTCGGCAGGTGGATCGGTTGATCCTTTCCGCCACGACTGGCACCGCAAAGACGGGCGAAGCGGGCGGGACCTCAACCAGCTTTACGGCCGGGAATGAAGTGGACGTGGCGACGGGCGGCACCAACAGCCGCTTGAATGTCGCGAAGCTGTTGGCGGTGCAAGAACTGATGATCGCCAACTCCGTCGATTTCTTCAATGAAGAGGTCGTGATCCCGTTGACCGCCAAGGACAACAGCGCCTTGCTGAATGAAATCCAAGTGATCTCCTCCGACTTCAACGGCATGGATAAGCCGGTCTTGAAAGACGGACGGATCACGCAGTTCTTGAACTTCAACTTCGTGTACTGCCAGTTGGCCGAGACGGTGATGGCGGGGACGAACGAAGTGACGGTTCCGGTGTGGGTCAAGAGCGGCATGCACCTGGGAATCTGGAACGATCTCACCACCTCGATCTCAAAGCGGAACGACCTGCAAGGTGAGCCCTGGCAGGCCTACGTCTACATGACCGCCGGCGCGACCCGGTTGGAAGAGAACAAGGTGTACGCGATCGAGTCCTATCGCTCCTAATAACCCGCCGGGGGGCTTCGGCCCCCTGGCATTACATTGAAGAGGTACGTACATGGCTATCGATCTGACCTTGAAGAGTGTTGCGGTGACGAACCGAGAGGCCACGCCAAAAGTATTGAATGACGTGGGCAGCGGCGGGGCGGGCATTGTGCGCGAGGTGTCCAGCTATCTTGCGAGTGTGACGGCCTCGCTCTCCACCACGTCGATCATCCGACTGGTGGAAGTGCCGTCAAACTGCCGAATCAGTTCGGTGAAATTGTTCTCGGGGGCGCAGACCGCCGGCGCGTTTGACATCGGCCTGTATCGGACGAATGCGGATGGTGGCGCCGTGGTCGATGCCGACTTGTTCGGCTCGGCGGTGGATTGCTCCTCGGCCGTCAACGGGACGGACGTGATTTTGGAATCGGGGCAGACGACGATCGCCGAAATGCACCAACCGCTCTGGCAATGGGCGGGGTTGTCGGCTGACCCGAAGTGCATGTTCGACGTGGCGGCAACGTGTGCAGGTACGGCGGTGACAACCGGCACGGGCGCTCTGGCGATCAAAGTCCAGTACGTCCACTAAGAAGGAGTTGACCCATGGCAGATCACTACATTAGCTGGAACAAAGGCGACGGAATTAGTCCGGGGAACATCACAACCGGCACGTCCTCAACCGCAGCCGATCAGGTTGAGTTGCGGACTCTGGACGGAGCCGCCTTGACTAAGACCGATGTGCAGATGGCGCTTGAAGCGTTTGAAGCGTACTACGCCACGAATCCGGTGACGCCGTAACCCGGCAGAAGGAGCAGCAAATGAGCCTGATCGATACAGTAACCATGCTCGGAGAAGTGGCCCCCGGCTCCGCGGTGGCGGACGGGACCTCGCAGAAACTTCGGTTGGGGAAAAACAAGGAACTAATCGCAGGATTGGCGCACGGCAAGTATTATGAGGCCGCGCAGCGGGGCAATCTGTTCGTCGCGTATGCGATTGTCACCGCACCGGTGATCTGGTCCACGGAGGCGGGCACCGGAGGGCCGTTGATTTGGAACGGGTCCTCGTCGGTGAAAGCCTCCATCAAGGCGGTGGGTTTCGGTGTAACCACGGTCACGACCGTCGCGGCGGCAATCGGCTTGACCGGAGGATCGGGTCAGGCAGCCGCGCCTACGTCCACCACGACCATTGACGCGACATCGAATCTGCTCATGGGCGGGCCGGCCTCAGCCTGCACCGCCTACAGAGTCGGGACAACGGTTGATAATAAGTTCTTCCTTCCCCTGGCGCACGCGCACACCGGAGCCTTGACGGTGGACACGTTCGGGTTGGGATGGATTGATTTGGAAGGCGCCGTGGTAGTCCCCCCAGGGGGCTATGTTTCCGTGGCCGCATCCGCGACGGCGACCACATTGGTGTTGCAAGCGGCGATCATTTGGGAAGAGATCCCGATTTAAGCCCTCGCGCTATGTCACACCGGATGGCGTCGTGACGATGCCTTCCGGTGTGATCTCATAAAGGATGCACGGATATGGCGGTCATCGTTCCCTCAGCGGAGCAAGTCCAGGGCGGCGGCATCATGCTCGTGACATGGACGCTCGCAGCAGGCGACTACGGGCGGGATTGTAATTATCCCGCGTGGGCGGATCGGAATCTCCAGGTTGAAGGTACGGCGGACGGGGCCACGGTGGCGATCCAGGGGTCGAATGACGGAGTTAACTGGCGGTCGCTCACTGACATGGCGGGAAATTCGCTGGCGGCGCTCTCCACAGGGTCGATTCGGATGATCCAAGAAAACACGTTGTTGATCCGGCCCTATGTCAACGGGGGCACCGCCAACACGGCGATTGTGGTCACGATGCTGGCGAGGCGTCGCTGATGACGCCGGCGGAAGCGCTTGCCAACGCCGGGCGGCTCAAGCAGTTATGCCAAAGCGTGTTGGACGTGATGGCCGCCGTCGAACAACTGGGTTCGATTGAGCAAACGGCGCAGGAAACGCAGGGGCGTCTTGATCGGCTCCGTGCCGAAGAATCGGCGTTCCGTGCGCGGGCGGTTGAGGCGGAGCAGCAGGTGCACGCCGCCAAGGAGCACGCGAAAACGGCGCTGGCGCAGGCGCAGCGACAGGCCCGCGATATTGTCGAGCACGCGCACGCGCAGGCAGAGGGCGTGCGCGCGGAGGCAGAACAGCATGTCCGAGAGGCGCAGCAACGGCGACAGGACGCGGCGCAAGCCGAAGCGGCCAGTCAGCAGCAGTTGCGGCGGGTGCAGGCAGAGGTAGCCGCGCAGGAACAACAGCTTGCCCAGCTTCGCGCCACGATTCAGGGGATTCTGAAGGCGGGGGCCTAAGCATGGACGCCACGATTAGCTGGACGGCCAATACTGAACCGGATCTGGCCGGGTACAAAGTCTATCACGGCACCACGCCTGGTGTGTATTCCGATGTGTCGATTGTGACCGCGCCGACTACCTCAAAAGTCTATACCGGCCTCTACGATTTGGTGCCGCATTATTTCGCGGTGTCGTCCTATGACACCAGCGGGAACGAAAGCAGTTTGAGCGTCGTGGTGCAGAAGCAGGCGTTCATACGCAAACAAACAATCTTGGGGGTGGGATCATGTGGCTAATTCTCTCATTGGTGCTCTTGACCGTGGCTGAGATTGCGTCGGCGGCCTCAGTCAATCTCGCCTGGAACGCGAATACCGAAGCGGATCTGGCCGGCTATCGGCTCTATCGTGCGCCGGGACCCTGTACCAATCCTGGGGCGTTTGCCCGGGTGCAGACCTACGGGAAGGTGGTGGCTGGGAGCGATACCGTCACGGTCGACGGCGTGTACTGCTATACGCTGACGGCGGTCGATACGGGTGGGCTGGAAAGTCTGTTTAGCAATAAGGCTGAAACGGCGGTGAACGTAAACCCTCCCCAGGCCCCGACTGGCCTGAGCGTTGTCAGTCAGTAAGGGGCCGATGGAAGCGATTCTGGTGCTACATGGGGGCTGAATGATGCGTCTGTTCTTTATTCTGCTTGTGATCTTGCAGGGCTCGCTTGTCGAGGCCGCGACCTACTACACAGACAAATCCGGTAGCAATGCCAATTCCTGTGCGACGGCGGCGACGGCGGCGAGTGACCGGACAAAGGCCAAGCTCACCCTTGGCAGTACGGGTGGTGGGGGCGGTGTGGGCTGTCTCACGACCGCTGGCGATACCTTGATCGTCGGTGATGGCACCTATACCGAGGCGCAGGTAAATTTCGGGACATCGGGCACCAGCGGTTCAAGGATCACGATGCGAGCCGAACACCAGTGGCTTGCTATACTCTCCTCGACGTCAAGTTGTAACCCGAACATTTCTGTTAATGCCGGGTACATATCCATCGAGGACATGAAACTCGTCATTGATGCGTCGAACGTGTACTGCACGCCGAATAGTGCGGCAGGTA